ACGAAAGACAAATTATAGAGAATCTTGTAGATGATGTTCAGAATGGATATGCTGAGTTGGTAACAGTATATGAAAATGAAGAAGTTCCTATACAAGATTTATTAAAAAGTAAAGGTATAAACCAGGTGATAAAGTGTTAATTCATATCATCTGGTAATATCACTAATCATTCTTAGTCTTATAGTTCTCATTAAAAATCTTAACTACTTCATCATACTCTGATATAACACCACTCTTAAATTTATCATTCTCATATTTCTGTTTAAGAATATATTCTTTTATATAGTCTTCATAATCTAACTGAACTGATACATCCAATTCGTCTTCTATAACTTCACCAGCCTCATTTATTTTAATATCATCCGAACCTTCTACTACAATATCATCAATATAATCAACTGAAGCAAAATTACCCTTCTCCAACATTGTTTCCAATTTTCTACGAAGTTTTCTGTTACTTATTAATAGATTATTTGATATAGAAAGGTCTATATAGTCTTTAGTGTCTTTTAGTTCATCCAACTTATCAATATCTTCTTCATTCCTAACACTAAATTTTTTGAATACAGGTGAGTATGTGTTAGGTATAAAATCGATTTTATTAGTAACCAGGTCGAGTATGGTGATTCCTTTTTGATCACCCATATCATTTCTATCCATTTGATAAGGCGACCCCACAAACGTGAAATTTTCATTAGTTTGTCTAATATGAATATGACCTGAGAAAACGTGTTTATACTTACCAAAAGCCTCAACATCTATTTTATCAGCATTTCTATGAGCAACTGAGTTTAAGTGCATTCTACAACCATTCAAATCAGAGTGACAAAATAAATAATCACCAGGATTATTATCTATTGACTTTATCATTTCAAGTCTCTTCTCAATCCAAGGCATTAGAATTAATTTTTGACCAGAAATATCAATAGATGTAGTTTCTGTATAAACGGAAACATTATTAACGTGATTGAATAATCTAACTGAGTTTATATCATTACTTCCTTTATTCCAAAGGTCATGATTACCAACTATTATATGAAGTGGTAATATTTTAGAAAGTTCTAAAAGAATCTTCTCAGCTTTATAAGAGGCGATAATAGGTATTGATGTTCTATTATCATACAAATCTCCACAATGAATAAGTATATCACCCTCTTTTGCATTTTCTTTTATATATGGTATGAATGAATTATAGAAGTAATCCTCCATCATATCTAACCATTTATCTAAATTATTAAGATAAACACCAAAGTGCCAATCAGTTGTTATAAATACTTTCATTTGAGTATTTTTCTTTTTATAGTCATATATACTGATAAAGTTTCACAAAAAAACCCATCATTTCTGATGGGTTTTTTATTATTTAATTATTGTAACGTGTCCAATATACTCATGTTTTATTTTTCGTTTATCTATTACAATCAACTTCCAAACATAAACATCTTGTTGAACTTCTCTACCCTTGTAAGTAGCATCCCAAGGAGCACCACCATCACTTTGATAAATCATTTCTCCCCAACGGTCATATATCCAGAATGTAAACTTCTCAGCCCCATTAACCACTGGAACAAATGTATCATTATGACCATCACTATTTGGAGTAAATGCGTTTGGAACATAAACAGTAAATATATCATCTATATGAATTGTACCATATGCGGTATCAATACAACCATGTGATGTTGTCACAATAAGTTGGATTTGATATGTTCCTGTATCACCATAAACGTGAGTTGGAAAACTTACATTTGATGTATTACCATCTCCAAAATTCCAACTATAAGAACCAACTGAACTTGTATTATTAAATACAATCGATGGATTCAATATATCAGTTATAGTAGGATTTGCGTTAAATGCTGCTGTAGGTATTGGATATACATTAGCTACGACAGTTGGTGATGTAGCTGAACATCCATTAACATCAGTAACAGTTAAAAACGAATTATATGTACCTTGAACCGGGAATGTTTGTGTTACTACACAACTATTAAAAGGGACACCATTTATAGTCCAAACACAGTTGGCTGCGCTAGGAGTTAAGTTAGTATAAGTAACCGTTAATGGTTCACAACCAGATAATGGTGTTGTGGAGAATGCAATTATTGGTGATGGATTAACTGTAACTGTAACAGTTGTACTAACACTTGGACTACATCCATCTGATACACTAACTGTATAAACAGTTGTTGTAACAGGAGTAACATTTATTGTTTGACCAGATCCACCAGGAGTCCAAACAAATGTATAAGGACCACCATCACCACCAGCAGCATTTGCTGATAGAGTAGATGACTGACCAGAACATATTGAAGTTGGTGTAGCAGATGCGCTTATTGTAAGAACAGGATTAACTGTAACAGTAACACTACCAGTAGTTATACAACCATTAGCATCTGTTATAGTAACGGTATATGATGTCGTAACAACTGGAGATACAGAAATATTTGATGTAGTACCACCATTTGACCATAAGTAAGTATATGGAGCAGTACCACCAACAATATTCGATGTTAAGTTAGAAGTCTGTCCAACACATATTGAAGATGGAGTAGCATTTACAGTAACACCAAGTACGTTAGGTTGACTAACAACCATACCAGTTTGTACTACTTGACAACCATTAGCATCTGTTGATACAACAGAATAAGAACCAGCACATAGTCCAGTAGCGGGATTAGTTGTTTGACCGTTAGACCACAAGTAAGTATATGGAGAAACACCACCAGATACGTTAGATAATAATTGACCATTACAAGAACCAAAACAAGTAACATTAGTTATTGAACCAGTTATAGAAAGAGCTGTTGGTTGTGTTAAAATAACAGTAATAGTAGTGTTACATCCATTAGCATCTGTTACTTTAATTGTATAAGTTCCAGCTGTCAAACTACTAAAAATAGGAGATAACTGATTAGGACCAGCATTTAATGAATATAAATAAACGCCTGTTCCACCACCAGCAACTACTGTTATAGCACCATTGTTACCACCGAAACAACTAATGTTTGTTTGTGTTCCAAGAGCTAAAGTTAATTGACTTGGTTGTGTAATATTAGCAGAAACAACTATTTGACAACCATTTACATCTGTTACAGTACAGTTATAAGTACCTAAAGGTAGATTAGTAGCCGTTTGAGTTGTTTGAACCGGAACAGAATTCCAAGAATATGTATAAGGACCAACACCACCACTTGGAGAGGAAGTTGCTGAACCATTAGTTCCACCAAAACAAGAAACATTAGTTGTTGTTATAGATGATGATAATTGTGTTGGTTGTGTTATAACAACTGTAGCCGTTGAAGAACATCCATTAGAACCGGTAACAGTTAATGTATAAGTTCCAGCAGGTAAGTTCGTAGCATTTGGTGTTGTTTGAACCGGAACTGAGTTCCAAGAATATGTAAATGGACCCACACCACCAACTACGTTAGAGGTTGCTGAACCATTTGTTCCACCAAAACAAGAAACATTAATATGAGTTGGGATAGTAACTGTTGCGGCCCCAGTATTTAATATAGTAACGTTAGATGTAACAGTACATCCACCAACACCTGTAACAGTAACAACATAAGAACCAGCTAATAAACCAGTAGCGGTTTGTGTTGTTTGAACCGGAATTGAGTTCCAAGAATATGTATATGGACCCACACCACCAACAGGGTTAGCAGTTGCTGAACCATTTGGTAATCCACAAGTCGTATTAACTTGTGTAGTAGTAACAGTTATAGCAGTTGGTTGTGTAATAGTAACCGATATAACTTTGGTACACCCATTAGTATCTGTAATAGTACAAGAGTAAACACCAGCAACTAAATTAATAGCGGTTTGTGTTGTTTGACCATTTGACCAAAGATATGTATATGGAGAAGTTCCCCCAGTTGGGTTTGCAGTTGCTGAACCATTTGTTCCACCATTACAAGTTACATTCACTTGTGTTGATGTTGCATTTAATAGAGTTGGTTGTGTTATAACAATTGTAGAAGTAGTAATACAACCTGAGCTATTAACAGTAACAGTGTAAGTACCCGCTGGTAAGTTAGTCGCGGTTTGTGTTGTCTGAACAGGTGTTGAGTTCCAAGAGTATGTATAAGGACCACCGCCTAATGGTGTAGCAGTTGCTGAACCATTTGTTCCACCAAAACAAGATACGTTTGTACCAGTTGTAGTAGATGTGATAGATCCAGTAGAAGTTACAGTTGCAGTCGCAGTTGCGGTACATCCACCTACACCAGTTACAGTTACTATATATGATCCAGCACCCAATCCAGATGCAGTTTGAGTTGTTTGAATTGGAGTTGAGTTCCAAGAATATGTATATGGACCCACACCACCAACAGGGTTTGCAGTTGCTGAACCATTTAACAAACTACAAGTAGCATTTAAAGTGGTTGTTGTTACTGTTATTGGAGTTGGTTGAGTTATTGTAACCGTATTTGTTTTTATACAACCAGTAGCACTTGTTACAGTTACAATATATGTACCAGCTGGTAAATTTGTAGCGGTTTGTGTTGTTTGAACTGGAATTGAATTCCAAGAATATGTATATGGACCAACACTACCTGTTGGATTAACAGTAGCCAAACCATTAGTCCCACCATTACAAGTTACGTTAGTAGATGTAATAGGAGCTGTCATTGCTGGAGGATTAGTAAGTGTTACAGTTGCAGTAGAAACACATCCATTGAAGTCTGTTATAGTTACTGTGTAAGTGCCAGCTGGTAAATTAGTCGCAGTTTGTGTTGTTTGAACTGGAGAAGAATTCCAAGAATATGTAAATGGTCCCACACCAGTTGGACCTGGTGTTGCAGTAGCTGAACCATTAGTTCCACCATTACAAGTTGGATTAACACCAACAGCAGTTGCGGTACAACAAGACATTGAAGCAGCAAATTGAACATTCGGGTCACCAGTACAAGCGACAGATCCCCAAGAACCAGACTCACCATGACCAGATGTATTTATTGTCATATTTAAGTTTGTACAACCTGGAGTACAAGTTGGTTTAGTTTTTAGTGTAATACAGAAATTCCAATTTGGAGTAGCACAATTATCACCAAAATTATTACCTGGATTACCAGGTGTAGTATTATTATCATATGCGAATCCAGGACCCCACACAGAAGCATTAGCTGAACTAGTCCAAGTATTCCACCAAGCCCAATATCCATTACCCGAACAAGAAGGAGGAGGTGTTGCTGTTAGTGTTGTTAAATCCCAACCACATCCAAATGTATATGTTAATCCATGTAACCAGTTTACACTAACTTGTGTATATGATGTTATATTATAACAAAATGTAACAGTAGTATTTGGTGGATATGTACCACCAACCGGAGCTGGAGAAACTGTTAAATTTCCAATTTGAAGACAGTTATTACAATCATTACTTGCACTAACCGTCATATTAAAATTACCAGAAGAAGCAGCATTCATACCACTTACTTGTATGTAATAGGTTTGACCAGGTGTAGTAGGTTGAAATAGAACTGAGTTATTACCACCAGCAGTACCGTTATTATCACAGTTAAAACCAACCAAAGATCCACAAGTTCCAGTCCAAAGTGTAATAGCAGGACTCTGTAAAACAGGAGCCGTGCCTGGTGTTATATTTATATTGACTTGATTACCAGACGCAACAAATGAATACCAAACATCCAAAGCTGGACCTGGTTGATTACCACCAGTCTGACAACCCAATAGAGTTGTATATGGACTTGGAGCAGTAGCATTAATGTTCGTCTGATTAGTAACATTTACATTAGCACCAACTCCTGACGGACAGGCGGCTGGAGTAGGTAATGTACCAAGGTTTGTAGCTGTACTACAATTGTCATTCGCTGGCACCTGTGCAAACGAAAACAAAGTTGATAGTAAAAGGGTTGTAACTAATAATAGTTTTTTCATAGTTCTGTTTTTTATTTTTCGATGTGATTATATAATGCAACTAAATAAGGCTTTTGACCAGGAGCCTGTGGCATTCCATTTGGAATTACCAACCTGAAAGTAGGGTTTGTATATCTTGGATCTCTAACATCAACATATTGAGAAGGATCTATATTATACCCACTTAAATATAATTCTTGTGATGAGTATAAAACAACTTTCAGTCCGGTTTCAAAAACCAACGTATCTCTTGTTGTTTTATTTCTGTAGCTTTCCATGTTTGCTTCAGATATAGCTGTTTCATATTTAATAACATCAGCTGTCGGAACTGATCCGTTATCAATAACAGTAAAAGTTTTTGTTTGTGAATATGAAAGTAAACTTACTATCATAAACATTGTTAATAAAATTAATTTCCTCATAATTTTTGATTTTTTTAGGTTCATATAGTTATATATCAAACTCCAAATTAGTTTATTTCCTTGATCCACAACGAACGCGGCTAAACATATTGAATTTATTAGACAAATATCTAAAAATAATAATTATTAAAATTTGCAAATGAGTGAACTATACTTATAATTTATTTAAAGGCAGCATCAAGTATGATATCTATATTGTAAAAGTCCCAATATGGGATTCTAATGATTTTTATATCATTAACTTTACAATATTCTTCTTTTATTTTATCACTTTCTACAATATACTTATTGTTGTTTCCGAAATATTTTATATCCTCAAAATGATGCTCACCATCATATTCAATAACAGTATTATACTTAGGTAAATAGAAGTCGAATTTTAACTTTCTCTTTCTAACACATCCATCAAATGTATAATTTTTGTAAAATTTAATTTCCCTATCACTTAAATATCGGTCTATTGAGTTCTCACCTCTTGAAACACAAACACATTTAGGACATCCGTGTCCATACTCATGATAATAAATATACTGACTAAAGGTACCGTGGTCAGGACACTCAATATTTATATAACTATTGTTTATAAATAGGTCATTATAAGCATATCTATTTTTATGAACGGATTTCATATTACTTATCCTATCAGAACTTAATAATGTTAGTTTATGATCATCCCTCGAACATAAACTACAACCCGATGAATTATAAAGGTGATTACTTGGAGTCTGCTCAAAATATCCGTGTATTGGACATTTTATAGTAACATTTATTCTACAATTTATAAATAGTGTCTTATCATACTCGTATTTAAAATTATGTATAGTATTGGATTTATCAATAAACTTTCTAGTTTTGATTGATATTCTATTTAGATTTTTTAACTCATTATCTATTTTCAATTTCTTCATTTTGCAACTTTTATTGCAAAACTTTTTATCAGATCTACCATACTTTATTTCCTTATCACAATGTAAACACCTGTTCATACTGTATATATTAACATTTTAAATCGAGTAATGGCACTATTTTTCGATTAAGTTTTTATATTTTATATGGGTAATATACTACGAATAATATATACTTTATAGTTTGTTAGACAAATTAAATAAAAAATAATAAAAATAAAATGCCACTACCACACTTTACCAATATATCAAACGTTGGTTCACCAGGGGGTCCCGGTACGAAACCAGAAGAACCAGTATATCTTAACTTATTTGAGATTACGTTCATATTACCTGTTATATTACAGGCACAAGGTAGAAATCCACTTTTATTGTTGGAGAATGCTACTAACATTGACTTAAACTTAACAGAAGCAATTGAAACAGTTGAACAAAGATTCAAGTATTCTACAAGAGCTTTCTTAAAAGCAGGTCCTGCTAAAACGACTTATGATTTGAAAATGAAATTTCAAGTTAACGTTAATGAAGGTGGTTCAATGGAAAATTGGAATACACTTAAAGCGTGGTATGACCTTGTTTGGAATTCTCAAACTGGTTACTTACACTACAAGAGTGATATAATTGGAACTATTATAGTTAACCAACACGATAAAAAAGGATTTGTTTTAAGAAGGGTAACTTTCCAAAACTGTCAAATAAAAGGAATTAGTGGTGCTTCTCTTAACTGGGAAGGTGGTGATATCTGGTCTGTTGATGCTGACTTCGTTTCGGATTACTGGATTGATGAGTATATCGATAATAACTTCGCTATTACTCCTCCAATGATACCTGGATATTAATAAGTAAAAATACTTTAAAATTAAAAAAGAGAAACATTTGTTTCTCTTTTTTAATTATTTGAATTTGTTCATCATTCCTGAGGCATCTTTCATCATTGATCCAGGATTGAAATTCGGAGTATTTGCTTGTTGCTTATCCTCCTCTTTCTTTCTATGTTTTTCTTCTTCTTCTATAAGTTCATTTACTAACTTAATATTCTCCTCGAATAACCAATAAGGCCATTCATCCATAGCTATTTCCTGTGTATGAAAATGTTTCTGTAATTGAAGCTTATTCTTTAATATATGCTTCAAAGGCATCATGAATAACGAAAATACCTGACGCTCCGTTGGGAAAGTTCATATCGCTACGCACCTCCATACCGCAGCCTGCACAATTTGTTTTTAATTCTTTAAGACCAAATGTCATTTTACCAACAGCAGCATTTAAGAATTGGAAAGATATATCATCAATCTTTTCAAATTCTTGTAACTTAGCCTTTATACCATCTAATGTTATTCCTGTTCTACCAGATAACATAAATGGGATAATTTTCAAGAAAGCCAAATTAGGAGTTTTCTTCTCATTATTTTCTTTAATAATATAATCAGTAAATGATTTTTGAATTCCAATACAAGGTGGTGATAATTCATACTCTTTACCATTAGCTATTCTAAATCTAAATGTTTTTGTAGCATTATCAAAAAACTTATCTAACTTATCGTCAAATTCATGAAAAACAAAGTTTTTTCTATTCATTTCAATCTGCATATCAGTACCACAAGAACATCTAGCATTAACTGCTAATGAATTTCCTTGTTGGAATGTTAATTCTCTAATTAAAAATACTAGAAATAATCTATCTTGATCTTTAATATCTAAATAAGAAGCTATTTTACCATCAGGATATTTCAATCTAACACAAGACTGTAATATATCATTCATTTTCTCAACAATATCATAAAAGTTATTATCATCAACCATTGAATATGCTTGTATCTCTCTAACTTGAGCTGGTCTAACCATAACAACAGTACCAGTCTGGTAATATCTACCACAAGGTAATTCTTTTACATCAAAATTAAAGTATTGTAAATCAGTTGATTTACTAGCGTTAACAACTGGCTGAACAAATGGTATATCACTATTTGATTGGTTGCTATCAACACTTTCTAGGTGTTTTCTAAGATATTCTTCTTCGGACATATCTTTTTTATTATTATTATCTGACATATAAAATTGTTATTTTTTATTATATATTATGGTACTAGACCTTCCCATTATAACAAAAAAAGAGGAGAAAGTTTAATCTTTCTCCTCTTCTTATATTTGTTAGATATTTATTATCCGTTTATAAATCCACCTGCACTAATCGCTCCAGTTCTTAGGATTGTAATGTTATTTACAATTATACCCATACCTTTTATCGGTTCTACATAGGTATCAAGAACACCAATTTGGTTGTCGATGATTTCAGCTGTATTATTTTCCTCATCTATCTTGTTGAAGTAGTTATATAAACCATTTCTACTTACATAAGTCTCACAGATAACGTCAGCTCTTAACTTAATTTCTGCTCTAACCTCAGGAGTATTGAACTTCCATTGGAAGTCTAACAACATTCTTGATAATTCTCTCTCAAGTTCAATCAACACCTCTCTAACGTGTATGTAAGAAAGAGCTGACTTATATAATGTTTGTCCTGTATTTTCAGTTTCAATGATGTAACCTCTGTTTCTCTTGAACACTATTGGATTCATTTGAGCTCCATTTAACCATTCGATATCAGATGGTGTAAAGTCCATTTCTAATCCTGCGATATTTGTAACTTTACCATTTGTAACACCCGCTGCAATTGTCCAAGGAGTTATAGCCGATACATTAGATGTATGCTTTCTCATATAAGTTGTTGCTGCGAACATTGCTGGTGGAACATCTGATGGTCTACCATTATCATTTACTGTTACATAAGGTGTAAAGAAACCTGTACAAGTTGTACCTGCTCCATCACCGAATGAGTAAAGGAATGCTGGGTTAGATTCAGGGTCACCACCTTTAGCTACAAACTCAAGTTGTAATACACCTTCTGCGTTAACAAACGATGGAGAACTAGAGTTCTTAAACTGTTTCAATGATGGCATATTTAAGAAACCAAATGCGTCTAATCTATCACCACATATATCAACTAATTGTTGTTTAGATCTTTCAGTTAATCCTAATCCAAATGAATCGATTAAGTATCTGAAATCTAAAGCTTCTTTATTAGTGATAGCTTTGAATAAAGGAGTACCTTTAGCCATAAGATTCAATATTTGATTCTGTTTAGCTTCAGTACCATCAGGTAAAGAGTCTTGTCTTACTCTGAATCCTTTAAGTGAGATTGCTTTATATGTAGAAACATAATCTTCAATAGTTGTATATCTAAATGTTTGATAATCACCATTAAAGTTATATGTAGCTATTCTAGCATCACAAGTAACTTCTGTTAATGTTGTATCACCAGAGTAAGCTCTCTTAGATAATATTCTTGTTAATTTCTTAGCAACTTGACCAACTTCTAAAGTAACATTTGGATCAACATATGCTTCTAAGAAATCACCAACTTTAACCTCAGTGTATCTTGAACCATTTATAAGTATCTTATTAAGTTCTTGAGTATATCCAGATGGAATCTCAATCTCAATAGATTGTTTATAATTACTAACATCAGATTGTATGAATATAGTTTGATTGTTATCAACATTTACTGGTTCATAAGAAGCCAATAAACTATCCATAAATGAAACATAAAGTAAATTACTTCCATCAACATACATTCTTAAATAATGTTTAGTTAAATAGTCATAAACAACTGATGCTCCAAATACAGTTTCATCAGTAGTGTTCTCACTAACTTTATAAGCGTAATAATCACCACCGGTATATCCTAATTGAACAGCTAATGTAGAAGCAACAACCCCACCACCACTAAGGATAGTGAATGTACCTTTATTATTAACAGATGAAGGAACAGATACTACATCATTTACATTTAGATTAGCTAAATTTGAAGATGCCGCGAATGTAGCCTCAGTATTATAGAATACAATATAATCATATCCTGATGCTGATGCTGTTCCAGATGGAACATTCTCACCATTTACAAAAACAACGTCAGGTATACCATACCCTGCTGCCTCTGGATCAGGTATTACTAAATTTGACCAGAAGTAATCACCACTATTAACAGAACCATTAATGTATCTATCATAGAATGTTGAGTATTTAGAAACAACACCACCATCAACAGTAGAGTTAGTACCAGTTAAACTAGCAGCATTATTTGTTGTTTCCATTTTATAAGGTCCAATGATAAACTCATCATCATTTACATAAAGTAATAAGTAACCACCTACAACATTTGATTGAAGACTAACTAAGTCAGCTCCTGTTAATCCTGTATTAAGAACAAATGATTTATTAGAAGTAGTACTAGTTACGATATTAGTAACTGTCATATTTTCTAAAGATGCTTTCTTCATAGAAACAGAGTCTATAACAATAGACATTCTATTTTTAGATGAACCATCAATTGCATCAAGTATTCTGTTGAAGTATTTAATACTTCTAAATTGATTATAATTAGATGAATTTGGAATATTAGCTGTGTTAAGGAATTCAACCTTAATAGAACCAGATCCAAGATCAGTTATTGTATATTCAGTATTTGTCATATCAACAAATCCATTAGGATAAGACGATGTTAGACCAATTGAAACTGGGTTATAAACAACACTACTTGTTGCAATTACTTGATTAGTAACATCTAAGTTAATATAACCTAATACGATATCACTTGAATTAACAACTGGGTTACTTGTAGTTAATACATTATCAACCATAACCATATTACCAGTACCATCTATAACGAAAGCAACTGTGTAAGAAGCAGTAACACTTGAGAATGGATAACTTGAACCCAATACTGAGAATGTCTTACCAAGAACTGTTAAATCTTGACCACCAATTACAGCATAAGCATCAACACCACTATAAAGTGAACCTGAATTGAATTGAACCGAAACAGACTGTGTAGTAGATACAACATTGTTAAGGTTAACATTGAAGATGAAATCTTCAGCGTACCATCCAGTTCTATTACCATTCTTTACAGTACCATCTGTTGATGGTGTATTTAATAATCCAACGTTTTTACCGTGAAGAGAACCTCTAGCAGTAGCACCTAATGATAATACATTACCTGGTCTATCTAATATAACATTAGAAATAGACAATGACTCTACTATTGTTTCTTTGTATGAAAGGAAGTCAATATCAACTTGTTCAGAACCAACAACACCATTACCAATAAGGTCAACTAATCCATTTGGATAATCACCCTCTAGTAAGTCTGCGTTAAATGCACAGAATAATCCTGTTCTGTCAGTATCTCTATTGATTACTGTTTCTATAAATATATTTCTACCGTTAGCATCTCTAAAATATGGAATTAATGACAATCCTTCGTAGTATGCAAGTGTAGTAACATTTCTATCATTAGCGAAATTTCTGATTTGTTCTTTTCTTAAACCAGTTGCACTAAAGTATGCACTCCATCTTGTATCTACAGCTAATTCTTGGTAGTTTGACCAATCACCACCAACTACAACAACATCCACCATATAGTCAGATGCGTAATCATTAGAATAAACGTAAGGTGGCATCTTCTCAATTGAACCATACCACTCGATTAATGTTCTGTCGAATCCTGTTAATTTAGTTTTAACTGCGAAAACTGTAACAAATTTATCAGATAAGTTAGTTAAATTAATAACTCTATCAGCATAACCTGTATTGTTCTTAGTTAAGTTTATAAAAGATTCAGTATCTCTCTTCCAGAACCCTGTTGTGTCGAAAAATCTTCTATAAGGTCCTTGTCTCTCAACATCATTGTTCTTATTAGAAGCAGCTGAAAGTGATTGATATTCAATAATATCTAAATTGTCGTCAGTTAGTAAAAGATTAATTGCATAAACTGGGCTTGATTCAAGCATTTTTGCAATAGTTCTGTGGAAATATGAACCTTTTCTTTCCATATTTCTGTCTAATTGACCAAATATCGCTTCTAAGTCACTGATATTTTTCAGTAATATAGGCGTATTAACAGGTCCCTTTTTAGATACACCAATTACCATATTGTTTAGTCCTTCGAATGTTGGTGCACTTATTACGGACTTGTCAAATTCTTCGATAAAGATACCAGGTCTTTTGTATTTTCCAATTTGAATTGCCATATTTATTCTTTTAATTTTTGTTTTGTATCATATATATAAAATCTTAAAAACCATATTTTTTCTATTTTATACTTTTACTGATATTTTTTATGTCACCCTGCATATCTTTCAGAATCTTGGATATATTAGATTCTATATCCTTTTTTCTCTTATTAATATCAGTCTTCAATTTAGCCAGTGACGCGGCATCAATTGACATCTTTTTATTCAGATTAGCCACCTCTGCTTGCATAGCAGTCTTTTGAGTTGGGTTATCAGACATAGATATTAAATCATTATACTCATCAACCTTTAACTTATTAGCTGATCTACCATCAACCATCATTCTAACTTTTCTCTCATCAGACGCAACAGTTAAATAGTTAATCAAAAATGGATTCCTTTTTTCCTTATCAGGTCCAAGTAAATCACTTACTTTCCTTTCAATTTCAGCATCTGTCTTAGCAGTCTTATAGATTGTATCAATATTAGCCTTAAGTTTATTATATTCATCTATATCAACTCTAACCTTGTTAAGATCTTCTTTAGATTTCTTAACATTGGTAGGATCCATAGCGGTAACATCAAATTCATCTTCCTCATTAAAAGAGGAATATTTCTTTAGGTATTTCATTTTAGAAATTTGATTTTTTTACCTTATCATATTTGGTAGCCTTCAACTTCTTTAAGTCTTCCTCTTTTATTACCAAAGAATCACCCTCATCATCAACCAAATTATATAAATTAGTAACTGTAAACTCATATACTTCTGGTGATACATCATCTTTACTATTCAAAATTGACTTAATATTAAATTTAGCATTCTTAACTAACTTAGATATCGGAAACTTAGATAAATAGGTTTTATAATTCTTTTTATTTTTATCCTCATCCATAAAATCAACAGACTTTATAAACTTAGGAAGTTCACCTTGTGATACATCACCCTGACTACTAGCATATCTTGATAAGAAGTTAAAAGATGATGAGTAAGCTACAAAGATACTTTTACCATCTTCACTTTTATTAAGTACACAAACATAATATGTTCTATTCTTTTTTGACTTACCATCAATTGAGAATATAGAACCTTCGTTAAATTCTTTAATTTCACTTTTCTTGAAACTAAACTTTCTAAGATCAGGAACGTTTTTACTATTATCCGACTCATCCTTTGCAAATCCAAGAGGCACTTTAGATACATCTACATTAAAATACTTCTCTATAAAAGCTGCTTGTGATCCAGTCTTATATAAATTACTACCATCCAACATACTGTTTATAAATGTTAGTAATACCTTACCACCACCTTGAACTCTACCACCATCCTTTTTAGTAACATTAACTCTTGGATCAGCACTACCAATCTTTATAGTACAATCCTCATTGAATAGTACCTGATATTTTGAATCCTTTATTATATCCAAAACAGCATTCTCCCATTTATCAAATAAAACATTATTTCTCCAAGGACCAGCTCCTGGACTCTCAGGAGTACCACCAGAACCACTTCCTAAATATGTATATTCATTAAATACTGAGTTTGATACCTTACCACCCTTTCTACCAGAAGGTATAGTTGATGTAGTATGTATTTTATATGCTCTATTAAATAATTTAACTATTTCTACAATTGGATCAATACCATCAATGACAACTTTAGTTGACTTCTTTGACTCTTCTTCAATCTTTCTATCAACCTTTGTTACTTCTTCCTTACTAATAATCCATTTCTTCAAATAATCTTCTTCAAATATTCTATGGAATATTTCTTTTGTTGACTCCAACTTATCATCTTTTGTCTCTACAACATCCTTCTTATCAATAGTTGCAGGTAAATCATTTTCTAATAAAAAGTCCATGTATGATGTATATACATACCCATCCATAGTTATTCCTTCTATTTTATTATTTTTAAGGAAATCATTAATTTTACTAACAACTTCTGCTAATTTATCATAGTTCTTAGTCCTATCACACTCTTTCTTAGTTGAGTTAAGTTCAGCTTGAAGGTCATTAGCCTTTGATTTTATATCCTCATCTTTTATTTTATCTGGATGAATAGCAATTGATGCCTTTCTATACATAGAAGTTGCAGATTTTGGATCCTTTGGAGCTTCAAATTTTCTAGTACTAACTGGTAAGTTATCTTTACTAACCTTTGCTACGTCTAATGACTTAACATTTGATTTACCGTCAGTATTCACTCCAGTTGATTCTTCACCATCAGTACTAATCTCCTCACCATCTGCTTTAATTTCTTCACCACTCTCACCTTTAGTATCAACTTTGGACTTCTTCTTATCAATTAAACTTAAAAATTCCTTAAGTTTTACAACTAATTCTTTATAATCCTCATTATTATTTAAACTAGCATTCTTTATTAACTCATTGGTTATTGATATAATCTCATTAACATCACTCTCACCATCAACAGCCTTTTCCAATTCTGTCAATATAGAAGATGATATAATCTTCTTTACAAATAACTTTTCTTCTTCGGCCATATTACTAACAACAGACATTGATATTAATTTATCAAATTCCTCTTTTAATGAACTTATAACCTGGTCTATTTTAACCAAATTAACACCAACCTTAGCTTTTCTTAATACTGAATTAATCATTCTACCCAGTATTGAATCACCCCAAGCTATATCATTTTGAAGAACTTCATTAATAGCATTCCCATTAACTTTACGACTTAAAAATAGTTCTCTATTTTTCAAATACTTCATTATATTGTATTATTTTTTCAGTACTATATATTAAATATATTTTTTTGTAAAATGGATAAATATCCTTATATTTGTAATAGAGATATAATACGTCATTTTATTCAAAAAAGATTTGGTAAATTGAATATATATCCTTATATTTGTATATAAGATAACCACTAAACAAAGAAACTATGAAATCAGTAATATTAAACGGTGT